GTCAAGACGAGCAGGTGCAGACTTCTGACCTAGAACCATCTTGAGACGGCTCTCCAGTTGCTCATAGGACTTGAACTGATCAGCAGCAGTCAGAGCAGTCAGAGAATACTCTTTCTTCCACAGTGCTTCCAGTGCATCATCATCATCCAGCAGAGGAGAGGATGCTGCAAACTCAGAAGAGTCATAGTTCCAATAACCTGCAACCTTCTTCAGTTTCAGTTTGAAGTTAGCACCCTGCCAGAAGTCAAAAGGATTGATGGCAGTTTCATCTTCATACTCAGGTTGCATGGCTTCCATGATCTTATCAAAGATCTTCTTGCCGAACTTATACAGGAAGACACGACCTTCGTTCTGAGGGTTTGCCTTGTCCTGAACCACATAGATGTTGGCATAGTAGGACAGTTTACGCTTCTGCTTACGAACAGTGTCCTTATCAGAATCAAGACCACTGTTCCACAGTTCACGGTTGTGTTCTGACACAGGGTCTTTGCCACCGTTTGTAGTCAGAGAGTTCTCGATGTACCAACCACCAGGACCTTGGAAGGCATGGGAGTACATCTTTGCCCAAGGAAGTTCTTCTTCGTTAGGGGCAGGGAGGAAACGGATGACTGCATAACCGTTGCCAGTCTTGTCCATTTCTGGTTTCCAGAGACGGTCATCTCCACCGCTACTGGTATTGTTCATCTTCTCAACTTCCTTGACCAGTTTAGAGGTCAGAGATCCAAGAGATGATTGCTTTTTAAGATTTGCGAAAGACATAGGATTGTTTAGATTTGTACGTATTTGGCTTGTGTGTACCTCGGTATTCTACAGGTCAGAACCAGTCTTGTCAATCTGGTCCTTCATCACCTCAAGCATTTGTGACATATTATTGAATACCATACTCATGTCGGTCCCTTTCGGGAGACCCATCATCTTAGCGGACTCAACAATCCGCTCTTTCATTTCTTTTGCCTCAGGGTCATCAGACAAACTCAAACGTGCATAAAGAATTTTCTGTTTGTCCAGAAGTTTTTCGAGCATTATAACATGCTCTAGTTTTTCTTCTTTATCCATAGAAGGAAAATTAAAGACGTTCTTATAAACGTCCTCTTGAATCTCACTTATTGCCGTCATTTCTGCACGGACTACATCGGAATCGAAAAAACTCATTACCCTAAAACAATTTGCTTAAGAATTTTTTTATATCGTGATACCTCAATATTTAGGAATGGCGAATACTTCTTCATCCTCATACTGACGGTTTCCCACACTGGATCAGACAGTTTATCATCCCAGTTTTTTTTAAATCCAAGTATCCTATCAAGAATGACCAGAGTTTCAATTGATATGTCATCTCTAAGATACGATTTCAAAATGTTTGGATGACTAGATCCATTCATAGAAAACATAGCATCAAAATTATTATCTGAAAAGACTCTCTCGGTCTCTTCCTTAAAAACATATGAGAGTGATTGAGTTCTCTTCTTCCATGAAGTGTATCTAACTTCACCTTCACGTATCATTTCTCCTATCCAAAGCTTGCTTGGATCAGTGCAGGTGATAAAGTTAGATACAAAGAACTCGATTACTTCTTTGTCATCTTTGTTTCGTGATAGTTTCTCAAACCAGAAACGATCTTTCCTTTTGTAAAAAGATTGAACTGTTGCGCGACTCTTTCCACAATACTTGTGATAGTCATACTTATCTTTCGTGAAGTGATTCTTCAACGAAAGATACTGCTTATAGGCATCAAAAGGCATCATCAAAAAAGTAATAAGGGGATTTTTGGCCGGGAAAATTTTTCGCCCAAAAATGGAATCAAACAGGCAATCTAGCCCTGGAACTTCTCTTTAAGAAGTTTAGGTGAAGTGCTTCACACTTTATTTTTTCTTTGAGTGGTTTAGATATAAGTTTAGGAACAGAATCTAAGTCGATAGCATTCTGCTCACAAAAGTGAACCACTGCATCAATATAACTCATTCCCTGTGTTTTCTGCACCAGGGATTCGATCTCCTGTGCAAACCGTGAGGGGCAGAAGAATTTACTTTCTAGTGCTTTTTCTAGTTCATTCATTCTCTGTCCTAAGATTGTGAGATACAAATTCCTTAATATAACGTACTAATAATTTAATATAATCCCCTTTGTTTCTTTTGTCAAATACTTTAACCTCACCACCAGGAGTGACCATGATGGTAATGAGTTTCTTTACGGGGATGCCAGTCAACTCATAGTAAGCAGACGCATAGAACATTTCCTGAACGAAATAGTTCTCCAACCACTCTTCTGGTTTAATCTTATCGGATGTTTTAAAATCGATGACTGCGAGTTCGCCTTCGTACTCTCCGATACAGTCAACGCGACCAGCTAATCCAAGATATTCAGAATAGAGGGTCCTTTCTATAGCGTGTATATTATTTATCTTGTCCAGATATGGTCGTGCATAGGTAAACATAAACTTGGTCAGAGGTTTAAAGTCGTCCCAGTTTATTTCTTTGTTTAACATATAGAGTTCAGTTGCTGCATGGAAGTCTGTTCCACGCGAGGTTGCTCTCTTTGTAATGCGATTAGCTTCTTCAATACCAATTCGCTTACGCCACTTGACAAAGATCTGTCGATTGTAGAAAGAAGTTACAGACGTAATAGAAGGCACCCAGTCTCCACTTGGAAGGTTGTAGAGACGGATGCCGTTTGTTTCTTTTTTGTTTAGTTCAAGGTCACCGAGAAAATTATGATGAGTAAAATTCATAAATTAAGTTCCATCTTCGCAAGTAAGTATTCTTTCACCAGTCCAGAGCGAACGATATCTTCGACGCCGAACTCAACAATATCGACAGAGGGCATGATACGCAAAACTTTCATGAAGTCAGCAATACCATTTTTCTCTCTATCTTTTAGAAGATCAGTTTGAGTAGCATCTCCACAGAACATAATCTTGGAGTCCTGTCCGATCCTCGTAATAATACTATCAAGTTCATGATAGTTTAGATTCTGGAATTCGTCAACGATGACGATCGCATTATCAAGTGTGGTGCCACGAATAAAAGATGTAGACCAGAATGAAATAGTTCCTTGAGTCTTAAGGTTACCATACAGCATCTCAAAGTCTGACTCTGTAGGAAGTTCAAACATATACTTCACCATATTCTTATAAGGAATTTGGTAAAGTGAAGACTTATCCTCATGGTCTCCAGGCAAGAATCCGATCTCTCTAGTAGCCACAAGCGATCTCACAAGGTAGATCTTATCATAAGGTGTCCTTTCATCAAGAACATCTTTAAGAGCGTTGTAGAGGGTAATAAAAGTCTTACCCGTGCCTGCACAACCATACGCTACAAGGTTCTGATCATTCTTGTAGCAGCGGAAGAGTTCCTCTTGATTCTGTGTTAGAGGTTCAATCTTCCTCATCAGATCGGAGTTGATTGGTTTCTTTCGTTTCATTTGTCTGTTGGACATTCCGAATGGAACTGGAGTCTGGGTCTTTCTTTTTGCGGGCATAAGTTGTATAAAAAGTTAGAAGGAGTAGTCACGATGTTTCCGAACGTTAGCACCTGGTTGTTTAGATGCACGATCCAGAACTTCATTCCATCCACTAGATTTGGCTTCTCCAGTCCACTTAAACTCAGTAGACTGTCCTGCACATCCTTCTGACCAGTCTTTATCCCATCCTGGATTCTCTTCTTTCCACTCTGAGTATGCTTTCATAGTCATACTGAGTGTCTTTTTCTCTTTTGTTTCTAGATTAATAACAGGGTATGTTGGCATAACTCAATTGTTGGTGTGAATATTTATGAAACCCATTCCATCGCTTCAGCGACGGCAGGAAACTGTTCGATGAAAATTTCCTTCGCACTCAGAGCAAGATTCATATGCTCCTTCTGTGTGCCGTTAGCAGAACGCAAATCAATATAATGAATCCATGATCGAACTGAGCCGGTCATGTAAATTTTTGTGGGCACGGCCAAAGGAAGCACAAAACGAGCACATTCCTTTGCAACTCCACGCTCAAGCATTTGTTGATAAAGTGCCATAGAAGAATCAAACAAAGTTTGCATCTGCATTTCTAAAGTTTGAACTTCAAACGCATCAAGATCATCAATAGAATTCTGACGATTCTTGGTGTCCTGCCTACGGAGTTCTGGTAAGGGGATCTTCTCTGAGAGTAGGGAAGAATCAGCATAGCGTTGTGAAAATTCTTGATATGTAAATGACCTGTGACGAAGCACTTGGGCCGCGATACCGCGTGTGGTATTCAGTTCCAGAGTCATGTATGCCTGTTCAAAGATACTCCAGTGCTGATGCTTCACACAATACTTAAGAAGACCAGAAAACTTTTCATTATCTTGATTATTTGGATTGGACACACGGGCACAATAGGCCATGTGCTTCTCTGCATCAGGAGTTACGCTGATCAACGTAGCAGTATTAATTGTCATCGTCTTCAAATACCTCGTCGTAATCTACTATGTAATTAGGTGCTGGATCATCAAAGTTTTCTGCCTTGTATGCATCTACATCAGAGTAGACTTCAGACTCTAGTGCATCGACAAGAGACTTCATGTTCCTTACAATTAGTTTGAGTTTCTCTCTATCCATAAAAAAATGGGAGGTTTCCCCCCCATCATAACACTATTTAATCGGTTTGACAATCACTTAGTGTAAGTGCGTCCACGATAGCAGAAGGTCCCGTGAGACTCTTTGCTTTCTACACAACGTGTATCATACTCAACACCACGATATGAAGTGTGGGTAATCTGTGCGTTGTGAACAGCAGATGCTTTGTTGATCTGCTTCTTGATCATGTTTAGTGTGTTCATTTGTCAGTCTCCTGAAGTTAGGGTTTTTAATCCCCGTTCCTTCAGTCGTGTGCGTCCCATGGATAGCACTCAGGTGTTGATTCCTTCATGACCTCAATCAATTCCACCTTCATTTCGGGAGGAAGATTCTCATTTGTTCTCATCCGAAACATAATTGCATCGGCTTGTTGACAGGTGAGTGATGTATAGAATAATAGTTCTAGCATGGGATGAACGACTCCGTTCCGCGACTTACTTGCGTCCCACCCAAGAGTGGGATGAACGTCAGGTCTTATTATAGACCTCATACATTATTTAGTCAAGTGTTTTCGTATCAACACGAACATATGTAATTATGTTTATTCAAATAATGCAAAGTTTCCTTGAGACCACCACGATGCTCCAGTCCAATTGAGATTTGTGGATACTGAGCTTCTTCACCAAACTCTGCATGGAATTGTTTGTCAGTAAAGTCTTTATCTAAAACATATTCATGGAAATCTTCGTGAATACTTTTCAAGAGCATACCAGCCCGTTCACATTCTTGACTACCGTTACTGTAAATTACTGCTTGCATTTCTTTTTGTGGTTGTATTCGATTACAATCTTTTCATGAGTTGTAGTTTTATCTGAGCAAAAATAATGTTTTAATTCACCGCCCAATATCTTACATACATTATCTAGTTGCAATTGCGTGACAAAATTTTCAACTTCAGGAGTTATTCCTATCTTATTAGATCCTGGTTTGTTAAAATCATCCATTAGGTCGTCCTCCAATTTTGTCCCACATTTCTTGTACCATGTCCACTTTAGGTGGTGCCTGATATGGTGCTGATGGTTGTGAGCGATGCTTATCAATCTGTTCCTGTGTAGGAATAGAAATTCTGAATGGTGTTCCCTCTTCTTCAAACTCCTTATTCATATCAATATATGTTTGGGGAGTGATCTTTAATTCGTTCATGAAATAGCAAGCGGTTGTAGTCTATCTAGAATCTCACGATAAGCAGGAACGATATCACCTTCATCCTTTCGGAATAGATCTTTATCGAATCGTTCATCACTACCAATCTTCCAGAGTCTCATACTATCAGGACTAATCTCATCAGCAAGATATAACTCACCATGAGCATCATAACCATACTCAACTTTAAAATCTACAAGATCGATACCCATGATATAGAACATCTGACGGAGATAATCATTAACCTGTAGAGTCATCTCAATAAAAGGTTCTGGATTATATCCCATTAGTTTCACACGATCAGGTGTAAGCAAAGGATCATGCTTACTAT